GCCGATGTTGGTTTTCAACTGATTAGTGAAGACCATAGCAATCTGCTCTTTGCCTAGGGTTTCTGTTACTTTTCTCATTCCCTTGGCTAGGGCTTTGGCGGTAAGACCAATACGGCTGTTGGGATCATAGTCGCCCTCAACCTCAGCCTTGACTGGAGTACCAGCAACGCTGTCCCAAACAATACAAACAAGCTTGTCTGGAGCCTTTTCACGGATCAAGCCGATAAGACGTTCGATATTCTCGAACACCTCTTCGATAGTTCCTGGCTGGACATAGATGAAGTTGTTCTTGGTGTCCAGTCCCAGTTGTGCCATAAAGTCTGGTGAAGCAGCGTTCTCTGTGTCGATGTAAACTGCTAGACCGCCCATCTTTTGTGTGTTGGCTAGAATCTGAGTGACCAAAAGACTTTTACCACTGGCTGATTCACCAGCAATGGTTGTGAGCTTGCCTACAGGAATACCGCCATCTCGGCGGTTAGAAATAACATAATCAAGCAGTGTTGATCCAGTGGAGATCCAAGTCTTTACATCCGTTGGATTGTCTCCGTGTAGGTCGAAAGCAATGTTTTCTTTTGCTGCCTTGTTTAGCTCATTGCGAAGTGAGCTAGCAAGGGTGTTTTTGTCTTTAGCCATTTTATCTCCAAAAGTGGAGAGGCACCTGTACCCCGTGCCTCCCTGCGGGGGCGGTCAACTACGACAGCAAGTCATCAAACGCTGCGTTGATGTCAGTCACAGCCTCAAGACCACTATCTTTGCTTTGAGTCGTGGTGGTGGCGGCAGCAGTGCTGTTGTTGTAACGAGTAGTTTCGTTACCTTCCGACGAGTCTTCGGTGTCACCCAAGGTCTCAGCTAGGACCTTTTCGCACTGCTCGAATGTAGTGCGTTCGAAGACAGTCTCAACTGCTGGTAGCGACTGTAGAAGAGTGTTGACTTGCTCTTCACTTTCAGCGAGGACGCTGGTGCGACGCATTGGACGGATATCGGTAGTTGGGAATGATTGTCCCTGCTTCTTACCGTAGTCAATACGAAGGTCAGTGCCCTTATCTGGGTCGGTGATGTCACCGTACTCTGGATCAAGAACTACATCAAGCAGTGCTTGGTAGGTGGTGCGGGAAAAGCCCCACCAGCGAACACCCTTGTCCTCTTCACCTCGGACGACGACAGGAGCGAATACTCGCATCTTAGGCCAGAAGCGCTTGGCTGCTTCCTTTGAACTGTCGGTGCCCTCGTTCCAGAGCTTTGTGCCCCACTCTGCGATTGGGTCATCATCCCCAAAAGTGCGTGGGCTCAAAACGGTCGTGCGACCTTCAGCACCCATTGCGTAGTGGTAGTATGCCTCAAAGAAAGGATCTCCGCTCTCAGGGCAAACAAGGCGAACTTGGTGTGTTCCCTCTTCTGGTTTCCAGAAAAAGTCATTGGCATCACCGCCACGGTTAGTCAAGGCAGCGTGCTTTTGACGCATCTTACTTAAGTCAATACCCATGTTTTTCTCCTTTACTGGTTAGTTGACCTTGAACATATAGTAGCACACGTTCAGGACGTGTAAAGCTTTTTAAGGTTGTTTTTTTGATTCCGTCAAGAAAAGAACGGCTTAGACTTACTGATCGTCTTCAGCGGGTTCGTCTTCTACTTGGAAGATCTTGGCTACGGTTACGCTGTGAACTCGTAGATCTTTGCCAGCGGTCAAAAGGATGCTGTCTCTGTACTGTTCCCAGTCTAGCTTCAAGTGCTTTCCTGTTTGCCCATCGTGCTCAAGAGCGACTGCTTTGTTGAGAGCGTTGATGGTGTACAAAGTGTTGGTTTGCTTTTTGCGGTGAACACGGATTGTGTACAATCGTGGGTTGTATACTCTGTTTTTAGCAACTATTGCGTTGTAGGACAAAATCTTGTTTGTTGGATCTTCTTTGTCTTCTAACAAGAAGATGAACTTATTTGTCAAATCGATATTGGAAGCGATGAACTCTACTTCCTCAAGAACTGCCTCTTCACTTTCTGCTTTGATGAAGGACGCTAGTAGTACACCTCTTTCTTGTTTCATTAAAATGTTTTCCTCAAATGTGTTCTATAACTAGTTTCCCAGCCGAGTAAAACCCCTATACTAAATAGTATCCAAAACTGGCTGAATCTTCGAGGAATATGCTGTACACAAAACCATATGGTTCTCAAAGTTTGTTGAATATACTGAAAAGCTTGTTGAGACATCTTCTTCTTTATAGCTCTTGACGTGCTTCTTGATCTTGTTCGTCAAAGAGGGATCTTCGTCTAGATCTGCCTCTGGGATGCCGTAAAAGAAGTGAATATCTCTTGTCTCTTCAATCGGATACAAAAGCTTAATGTCACTCTCATCTTCATCAAGTGACGAGACGCCGAAAGTGGCAAGCCTTGCAATGTTGTGGGGCTCTATCTTGTTGGCAAGAATAGGCTCAGTATGATCAAAGAAGTTAATCATCGCTACGACATACGAAATGAAATAGGAAACGCTGTTCTCATATTCCTGAATGGGTACGTCACCGACGAGGTTATCAACCGCTTGGCGGTGGACAAGGAAGATCTTTTCAAACACACCGCTCCGAGCGTACTCCTGCAAGACATTAAAAGCGATCTTATCATCACGACGCTGGATCTCTGAGCACATCACTCTGTCGGGAACAATATAAAGAACATTTAGCTTGGAGTCTTTGATTGTTTCCAGTATTTTTAATGTTGCCCCAGAAACAGGGTCGCCGCCTTCAAGAACTAGAAGGATCTCATCCTTTTTCTTAATGGAGCGCAGGTAAACAGCAACCGAATCCTGATCCAACATATGCTCGTAGTCGTCCATCCCTGAGTATTCCCCAATGGAAAGGCTACCACGCTCATCAATCTCTGAATCTATCTTGTATATTCTATATTCTGGGTATGCAGTGAGGTGCTCGACAACAGCGCAACCAAGTTTACCTAGTCCAATGACTTTATCCAATGTGCATATCCTTCATAGAACCCAGAGTTTTACCTCTTTTTATGTTTACCTTGAAAGTCCCAAAGTTTGTTGAACTCATAAGGGCTATCAATGGTTTAATTAGGTTCTCATCCTCTTTTTTCATATCAAGAACGACGGCATCGTGGATCAAGAAAGCGATGTTCGAACCAGCAGAGCGAGTACGGAGCAAATACTCTAGCTTTAGAGCCTGCTTTAGCGTCAGTTCTGCCGCAGTAGATTGAACCAAGTAGTTCAGAGCGTGATGCTCGCTTGTATCGGCTATTTGCTTCCTAAATGGCGTTCTAACTGTGTTGCCATCCCAATATTCTTCGAGTAGTCGGTCCTTTTCGTAGAAACTAGCCAGTTTTTGCATATCTTTCTGACTTACAGCAGTCTTTGACCCATAAAGCCAAGCAAAAAACGCCACTTTTGCGTCATTTCTGGTGCTGATGTTTGTAAAAACGTTTTCTAAGTGAAAATCGTGGACATCTTCTTCTGGTTGTGGCTTGCCGAGGAGTCCCAACAGCGTTCTGACCTCTGCTCCGTTGAAATCTAGCTCAATGAAGTAATCATTCTGAGGCAGAATCGCTGATCGGAAGTCTTTATTGAGCGTCAAGATGGGAAATGATCCCTTCTTGGTTGTGAGTCTGCCTGTTTTTGTCCCGAACTGATTGTAGTCAACGTATGGTTTGTTGTCTAGGATCATCTTTGCTTGATTCTTTAGCTTGGGAGAGGTCATATAGGACTTGACAAGCTTTGGATCGATCTTGACCCTTTTTGTTGCGATGTCTCCCAGCATCATAGAGACGTGCTTATAGAACTCATATCGATCAGGCTTTTCAATGGTCTTCACGATGTGTTCACATATTTTATTTTTTACCTCGCAAAAGTCCACCAAGAACCTTTCGGGAACCAGATCAAAAAAGCAGTTGTCGTAGGTGTTGACCTGCGAGATAGCCAAGGACCTCTTGAAAGCCTGAATCTTCTTAGAAACGTCTTCCCAGTCATCTTGTAGATACTCTGGGATGTTATCACTAATCTTGCCACCCTCCAGATACAACGACACATAATCTACATCGATATCACGTAAGTACGGAGCGTACTTCCAAGTCATTGTTAGATCGTCTGGGAACTGCTCTAAGTCAAACAGTAGCTGATTATGTGTATAGATTCCTACGCACTCGGTTTTGTCGTCTAGTGTTTGGAAGATCATCTGTTTCCTCTTCAGCGCCAATTATATCCCCGACTGTTCTCAATGTTAAAGGGTCGGTATCATAGGGTCCAATATATTCTTCCTGTGCGTATCGGAGCGATCTCATATATTGATTTTCTGTGCTTAGGTTGTAGATGTTCATCATCTGTTGAATCTCTCTTCTTCTTATCCTTGATGTTCGCTCAGGGTCACGCTCTGTTAGCCTAGAGAGATAAAATGTTTTTAGTTTCCAGCGATCACCGAATCTAGCCACAAACTCTTCTTCGGTTATCTGCTCTCTGGTCATAACTTCTGTCTTGGGAACACAATCAACCAAAGTGTATTCGTCACGCATAGAGACGGTTGGTGCCGTAGCGACATAGGTGTTGTAGAATCCTAAAATATAAGTCTCAAGCAGATCAACGTCTGTCTTCCAGGTTTCATCATAGGCTGTTTCAAACAAAATCTCAAACACCTCTTCCTGAGAGGATGCATCCTTGGCTGGCTGATATTCTTGATATCCAGGCTGGATGTTACCTTCGCTGTCAAAGTGAGTAGAGATACGGCGCTTAACAGTTTCCAACCCTGGGACCTGAGAATAGCCGAAAGCCATAGGAGCCAACTCTTTATCCAAGAGTGTGGGATCACAAGGAAGAGGATCAGGATAAGAATCCTCAAACCCTTCAATGGGGACGCCATACATATATTCTTGCATAGCTTGGCTTCTTAGGTCTGCTACGAGTCTCCAAGGAATGTTCCTATCAATAGAAAAACCATACTGCGCTACGATGTTAGATACAAGCTCAAAGTTTTGATCCAAGTATTCATAAGACTTTGTAAGATCTTCAGAGTATTTGTCATTGGATATCTCAATCATCAATCCAGACATTAATGGAGAGACACTGACACCTTCGATGTAACCGCTCAAAGTAGTGGGTCCCACTAGGGAAACAGCAACATCTATGTACTCATCAAACACTGATAGGAAGTTGTCTATGTTTTTTATTCTTCTCTCTTTGTTCCCTGTAATCAAGAACTGTTCAACAAAGAATCGATATACAGTTTCTCTCATATACTCATCATATTGAACTGTTATTGGATTCCAAGCCTTTACAATAGTAGGTTCCGCCCAGGGACTGTTTCTGTAGATTATGTTTTGATCGGCTAGCTCTCTCAACCTTGTGGATAGATCGTACCAAGCGTCTGCCACGAAGTTCATAGCAAACTGGCTCTGATTATCTGCAAAGTATAATGACTTTAGAAATCTCTGGTCGGGAATGACTGTATTGCCCTTTGTGTTTACAATGCCATAAAACCTGTCAGCAGACCAAGTGCTGGTCGAGTTCACAATCAAACCTTCGGGAAATATAAAGCGGCGATAAAGATCTCTCTCAATAAAAATCTGTGAAGAGTTTAGCTCGTTCGAACCATAAGAGTAAAGCTCTGGATTGTTTACGGGAGAGGGTCTAAGTTGGTCTGCCATTAGTTCCTTCTCCTATTTGCCTCTGCCAGAGATCCAATGTTTATCTTCCCGCTGTTGGTTCGATGCTGGAATACCGCATCCACGGTCGTTGTGAAACCTCTATTAGATATCTGGTTTGATGACCTAACAACTCTGTAATATCCCCCAAGAGCCAAAACTTCATTAGCAAACTCCCCTAGGGCTGCTCGACTATCAATATAGATTAGGTCGCCATTTTTATGTATTGCGTTCCCAAACATCTCAAGAGAAACATTCTGAGGAAGTATGAGTGCTTGAGCAAAGTTGGCAGCGTTTGGTCCGCTGTATATTGCCTCGATGTTCAAAGCCTTAAACTGTGGCACATCCTGTTTGGAGAAGTTAAAGTTTTTGACAATGCCTCGATCAGCACCTAAGGTGTAATGTTTTATCCCACGCTTTTCATCGTAAGCCCTATCGCCACTGTACTTCTCGTTAGTTTGTCGAACAAAAAGAATATAATAGCTATTGATCTTTCTGTTGTCAGTTAGTACTTTATTTTTAAAGTTACCCTTGAGATTAGCCGATAGTCCGTTTAGAGTATCCCTTGTTATCAAAAGTGTACTGTCCCTGACTACAGTTGCCTTTCCTTCGCTGAGAGCCTTCTCTCCCTCGGTCCTGATTAGGGTATCAGTCATATAGACTGTGTAATCAAAACTTATTCTGAACTTGAAAGAGGTAAGATTGTTCAAAAGCCTGGACACCGCTGAAATAAGAGTGTCTAGGAACTGACGGAATGGGTACTCATCAATTTCCCTAGAGATAATATTATCGTATACAAACTGAGCCAGGTAGTCAAGTGCAATTGGGATGTCATATATTGGAAAGTTGCTATCATCTTTTTCAAAGCCTGGAATGCCCAGTTTCTTGGGGCAATAAGTTCCAAGCAAAAATTTGATGTCATCTCTCATATCTGCGTTCTGCATTGCTGCCAAGATTATATCCCCAAGGAACACAAAAGGTATTTTTATGTACTTTTCTTCCTCGGTCTTATCTTCAGACTCAATACTTCCGCCACGCTTGAAAGTGTACTCAGACGATATCTTATTACTCTCTAGGAATTCTTTACGTTCATCTTCAGAGAGTTCTGCCAGTTTTTTAAGGTTGTCTGCTGCCTTTCGGGCAGCATCGGCTCTCGATGATCCAACTATTGGTGGCTTGAGATCAAAAATAATATCTCCCCCAGAGGACCTTGCAGCAGTGCCCATATAGACCCTACTAGCATTACCTGTTCCACCAATCAAATTGTTTATGAGAGATGCATATCGAGAAGATCGCAAACCACGCTGCGCTCTTTTATAGACAGTCTCAACCAAATTCATCTGTTCATCTATGACCTCTAGTTGTTTAGTCACTGCGGTTTTTGGTCTTGACCCTTCACTTTTTAGTTTTAGATATTCCCTAACACCTGAAAGGTATTGGTGCTCTCTATTTAACCTATCCAGGCGGACAGGTACTATCTCCAGACCTTTTGGGATAAAATTATCAAGCTGAAATTTTAGGTACCCCTCTTTGAGAAGTGCGCTCTTCTTTATGTCATCTATTGACACCATCACTTGTTGGCTGTTTAGGTTCCCTTTGGAAAAGTTATTTTGTCCCAACACATCAGATTGTGGCGATCCCAAGTAACTATCAGTTGAGCCGACGTACTCAAGCTTCAAAGTAACTGGACCCTCTTGTGAGAAGTTAACATCGTAGTTTACTAGGTTCAGCAAAATAACTCTTTGAGTTGCCTCTACGGCAGCTAGAAAACTGTCTCTTCTTTTTGTTCCCCCGTAAAGTCTAGCAAGAGCCCCTGGGTCGCCCTGTGGCTTAGCCCACCCAACTACTACCTTTAGTTGCCTAAAGTCATTGCTCACCTTGTCGTCAACTTCGATCTTTGATCCTGGCAAAAGTGACTTGAGGAGCTTTTCGTTCTCAACCTTTAGTTCATTGAGTCTATCTTCTTTGCTGTACCGACCTTTATTTTTATTGATCTTCGGAGCAATCGCTGACTTTCTTCCATTCGTGAACAAAAAGGACAAATAGTTCAGGTTTATAAGCTCAGACAATGTTCCAAAATAAAGCTCTAGATCAGCGTTGATAATCTTATCACCTTCGTGCTTGTTGTGGTATTTCCAGTTAAAAGACTTTATACCAGCCTCTGAGCCTCCCCTGGTCAATGTTTCGCTTACAGTCTTTGCTGCTCTGGCATTTGCAAGTTTTACGATTCTATCGACTCTGGTAAAGTCACTGAAGTATACCTCTTCCTGGACCTGTCTGCCTGTCTTTTCAAAAACTTTAACTTTCTTAGTTTTGCCGTTTTCATCTTTAATGCTCTTGGTGCCGACGAGCTTCTCTTCGGGAGAGACAATGAAGAATCTTAAAGTAGGTTCCAGTGAAGCTAACTCTGCTGGGGTTGCATCGTGAAATGGCTTCATATCTGTTGGGTCGGTCAATAATGAAACAATATCTTCTGGAGGCATTCCTGCACAAGGTAGAATATATTTGTTTCTCTGTAAGGATTCTGTATTCCTTGAAGAGTCAAGAGTTTGGTTTCTGGTCTGCTGCCCAATGGGAGATACCGATGTGTGGATTGGGCGCATATTTTGCAAAAGTATCTCTTGCTTGGTTAGAGTTATAGCCTTAGCTTTTGACTCTTCGACTCTGCGTTGACGACGGAGTTCGTCACGGCGAGCTTCTTCTTCTGCACTGATAGGTCCTTCAAAACCTGGATCGATATCACCCCAAACCATTAGAAGAACCCTAGCACCTCTGAGAGAGGTTGTGGAACAATGTAAATGTCCCCTACTTTGAACTCTGCTTCAGAGGCTCTTTTATTATACCAAGCGATAACCCACCAATACTCTGGTGAGCCATATGCTTCGTTTGCGATATTGTATAGTTTGTCTGTAGCTTTCCATACTTGTGGAGTGTTTATTAGATTCTGCATAAACTCATTTGTAGGGTAGGATAGAAATGGAAATTCATATTGAAAGGTTTCATTTATACCTCTACGCCTAAAGAACACATTCTTATAGTTCTTGTCATCATTCAAGAATATTTCTGTTTTTCCGTACCGTGAATATGCCATTGTTTACTCCTTAGTCCTTCTTGCCCAGGACACCAAGAGGGTTCAAGTTGAAAGGACTATTTGGATCTGCACTTGTATAAAGCCCTGTTGGGTCTTTTGTTTTTAGTCTTTGTGTCGCTGTTCTCTCAGAACCTTCATCTGTTCTCTCAGTTAAGTATGGGAAAGAAGCGTTACTGACCTGGGCAAGGTCTGAGTTGAATGAATAGGAGCCTTTTCCTCTCTTGGCAAAACCAAGTTCGTGCTCATGTAGAACAACCAGTTCAAAGTTTAGTCTGAAGGTTTTTGGGTAATATTCATTCCACTGCGGATTGAACTTTTGTTTTCCGTCTTTGTCTTTTAGCCTTGGGTCTGAAACAAGAACTCCTCTCCTGTTGAACATCCCAAACTCTAATGCTGGATCGAAAGTGAAGCCATTCATAAACCCAAGGAGACCTCTTCCTGTTTTAGCGTTTCTTATTAAGTTCCCAAAACTTACTCGCATCAAAGGACCCTGATTGATAACAGAAGCTCCGCCATTACGTTTCTTGTCATAAAGAGGATATAAGAAGCTCATCAACTTGTTTACCTTGGCAACGTTTTCTTCTGCGTGCTCAAAAGAGTCGGCAGGAACGTGCCAAGCAACAGAGATAGCTCGACGAGTATTCATAAATGTTGCAATCGGATCCATACGTCCGTAAACGTCTTCTGCGTTCCACTGAGAACTAAAACTGTCACTGAATAAGTCTAGAAAAGCTGGGAAGACTACTGTCTGCCCCGTGGGAACATGAGATATTGTCAAGTCTTCACCACGATTTTTAAACTGATTTCTGGAACCTTGTGAATAAAAATCATTCTTTGCCATATCTTATCTCTCCGTTATGCCATTACAGGGTCGTATGCTTTGCTGACTCCTGCTCTAACATTTTCATTCTCGCCTATTTCTTTGCCATCCAAAAGAACACTAAGGTTTTTCGCCAGGATCTTTTCATTGATAGCGATAAGTTTATCAAGTTTTGCTGCCGTCTGATCCATAGTTCCGCCAGACCTACTAAGAGTTGCTGTATCTCTTGGTCCGCCGACCATAGTTGGTCTGCCAGCCTGAGAAATAACTGGCCCTGTTTGAGCAGATGATGACGAGGGGCGCACTGCGTAAGCAATCCCGCCAGGACCAGATATTGCATCGTCAACAGGTATAATACTAGTAGCAGCAGTTCTGCCTAGTCCGTAGCCAATCGCAGCACCCACAGGACCACCGGCTATAAAGCCTGCAATGCCGCCAACGATGCCGCCAATTGACTTAAGTGCAGATGACTTTTGTGCTTTAGGGTCGCCACCAGTGCCATACCCAAAAGCCCCTAGTATGTCCTTGATAGCCAAAACAATAGAAAGGACTGGAGCAATCTTTGCTGCCAAAGATGTAAGGATGTTAGTCAGACCAGTGCCAGCAACACCAAGTTTAACTAAGACTGCTAAAACTGTGCCAGCAAAGCTGATGACTGCCCCAAAGAAAGGCAAGGACATCACATCATTGAAAAACTCTGCAATACCACCAAAAAGTGACATCATTCCTGTTAGTAGTGGTTCAAGGTTAATAAACAACTGCTCTGATACTGCCCTGAACTTATCCATAGCGGTTGTAAAGGCTTTCACTCTTTCTGCATTATTTTCTTGTTCCTTTTGAAACTTTCTCAATTCCATTGGGTCGCCTAAAAGGCGCTCAGCGGTCATCACATCCGTCTGTAATATCTCAGCAACCATTTGCCTTTGGCGGCGAGACATCTGATCAAAACGCATACCTTCCATATCAAACTCTGCACGCAAGATCTTAAGCCTATCTTCAGAAGAGGCTGCCATAAGTTCGACAGAGTTTAGTTGCAAGCCCAACTGTGCGTTCAATTTGCCAGCAACATCGGCGGAACTCTCAAAAGTATCAAACAATTCCGAAAGGTCAAAAGCCTGACGTGTTGTCAGACCCAGGGTTCTCGCTTGTTCGTTCAATCTTGTAAAGACTCGAACACCGTCTGATCCGAACCTGGACATCTGAGGTGCAAGATCTTGAAAGTCGTTGACAACTGAAGCCAGTGGCATACCAGTTCTGATAGCCAAGTTTTCCAACTCTGCGGCTGCGGCGATGGCACCTGAGGTGGTCAACCCAAAACCTTCATTAAGCTGGTCGATGACTGTGGCGGTTGCAGAAGCGTCAACCCCTAGTACCTTAAAGCGCCCAGCTAGATCATTGACTTCTCTACGAGTCTGCTTGTTTTGGGCGTTATACATCCTAAAGCCTGTTGAAAGTGCTCCGACAACCTCCCTACTTTCAGACATAGAAAGATACAAGCCGTCGTGACTTGATGCAAGGTCAATAACATCTTGCTGTAAAGCTGTGGCAAAGCCTGTTTGTTTTGCAAGTGCTACGTTAGTCTCTTCAATGGTCGCTGCCATCGAAATCATACTTGCAATAAACGAGTCAGCAGCTTCTTTTCCGTCTATTATCCCTTCCTCATTCTTCTTGAATGCGGATGTTAATTTATCCATTCCTGGAGCAACCTGACCAATCGTGCTTCCTACTTTGTCTAGAGCCGAGTTATAATCAGATAAAGCTTTCTTGAGTTTCTCTACCTTTTCGGTTGTCCCCTCTAGTGAATCCTGAAATCCTCTTTGAACCCTTATTGCGTTCTTGTAAAAAATACTGTCTTCACCATAGAGACTCTTCATATCTTCAGCGATACGAGACTGATCTTTTAGCTCCTTAGTTTGCTGCTTCAGGAGGGCTAACTGTTCTTTTAAACTTTCGTTTGCCACGACCTAGCCCTATCCCTTGATGGGCCAGTTGATACCAGCTTCTCTTTCGAATCTGTTGATAGCGACCTGAAGCTTGGCTTTTTGCTTGTAGGTCATAGGGTCGTCTAGACCGTACTTCTTAATGAAGTCAAGATATCTTTTCTCGTTTACCAAGGCGTCAGTAAATCTTTCTACTTCTATTCTGTTCCCTTTAACACGTACAGGAACTCGCCTTCCCTTGAACATCTTAGACAAGAGATACTCGATCCAAGCCGCAAAGACGTGGAGAATATTCTCGTTAAGTTGTTTGCCTCGAAACTGTGTGAGATCTAAAACATCATTTTCAAAATCGATTTGCACAGGAAAGCCCCCTTAGTACTACGCTTATTAAGTAGTTTGATAAACTATTTCTTTACGGAGTATACTTTCTTCCCCTGCCCTTTGAACTTGATAATGCTTTTGATTGGGCTTCTTGCTCTTGGTTCTTTTGTTCCGCCAAGCGGTTTAGGAACCATACTCGAACGCTGATAGGGAGGTTGTACGACTCAAAGAAACTCCAACCGCCATAATACTTCAGTTGGAATAGCTGCTCGTAAACGCTCTCTATGTATTGATCATCCAGGCCAAAAAAAGTCAGTATTCAGCGGAACCTCCATGTCCGCCGAATGACCGCAGTTAGTGCAGTCAAACACCTGTGTCATATCAATATTTGGCACACAAGCTGAGTAGGTGTTCCGAAGGATACGACCATCTCTTGCTGGTAGTGCTTGAATGAATGACTCAATGACCAATGGAGATTCTTGTCCGTTGACGCTAACAATGTAGCTTCTGAACATATCTGTCATTGTTCCTGTAGCTTGTTTTCTTTTTGCCTTGCGCTCTGACTCTTTGTAGAGTCTTAGTTCATCGGCACCTGTCAACATCTTACACTCAACGACTGCATTTGTCATTGGTAAAGTTATTAATAGGTTCCCTTCATCTGTGAGGACAGCAGCGTTCTCTTCAATGTTACGCTCATACTCAGTGACTGAAGGCTCTGAGATATCGAACTCAAACTCATCTGTGGTGCCACACGCTGGACAAGTGACTGATGTCTGATAGCCTGGTCCGTACCCTGTTCTTCTTGCTGCCACCAAAAGAGCGTTCTTGTCACCGATCAAAAGGGTGTCAATGCGAACACCTTCTTCAACAACCAAGCTCTGTAGCATTCTGTCTAGGGCAACACCCTCTTTTAGCAATGCACGGGAAGTAAGAATGTCTTCTTCCTTTGCAGTCATATACTTGATCTCTACAGAGGTCTTATTATGAAGTGGGTGCCCTTGTGGGTAGAATCGTCCACCACTTGGCAGTGTTACAAACTCAGTTGGTACTGACCAAGAGAATGTTGGTTGGGCAGCAGGTACACCAGCGCCTACCGTTGTAGCAACAGCAGGTGTTGGTGTATCGTCTTGGGGAGTAAAATCTTCAGGAAATCCTGTTCTATTTTCGTTGCGACTCATTTATAACCTTTCGTTTTTTATATTGTAACCGATATTATTTCTTCCGTTTAGTCAGCAGCAGATGTCTGATCTCTGCCGTTAGCCTTAGTCTGGGTAAGTCGAGCCCAGTCGTATGTGACTTCTACGGTTACTTCGTTCATATCGTCAGAAGTATAATCCAAACTTCCACCGAAGTCAACAGAAGTAATGAATGGGTTGATGAGTTCCCAGCGCTCAATGATTTCGCCAGCTTCGTCGATCTGGTCGATGAAGACAGAACCGATCTGCTCAGCGAAAAGCTTCTTGCTCAAGCTGAGCTTGGAGCGTGAAGCTGTGGTTGGGAACTTGTAACCAGCAGCACCGAGAACGTCCAAGAAAGCGTAGGACAAGTCTGGGTCAACTGGGTCTACCAAAGTAATGGAGATTGGATCCCAAGTGACACGACCTGGATACTTGAATGTGTGGTCGATGTACTGGTGTTCAATGGTACTGACGTTAGCCTTTGGCTTGCTGGCTGTTTTGATTGTCCATACTGGAATAGCGCCTTGCCCTAGGGTGCGGCTACTAAACTTAAGTTCAAACCTAAATCTGCGCTTTGGCTCAGTTCTTACGTCGTTCCAAAATAAGCTTGACATTATTTATGTTACTCCTTGATATTATATTTTGTTGCCTTTGAACTAGTCTTCAAAAGCTGCCCCACTGTTTGTAACCACGAAGTCGATTGCGAAGTACTCTACGGAGCGAGTTGGCTTGACAAGCAACTTAGCATAAATAATGTTTCGATCAATGAGGTCTGGAGTTGTTGTTGTTTCGTCTAGGATTAGACGGAAGTCATCAATACCAAACTCAGCACGAACACTTTCTAGAACTGGTCCAGCCTGACCCAAGAAGCGATCCCAAGTATCCTTTGCGTTTGGTCCGAAAAGGAGGCGGGAAGCGATGAATGAAATCTCACGCTTCAAGAAGATCATCAAACGGCGGACGTTGATGCGATCTAGAGCAGAAGCTGTCTGCTGTAGAGTCTTTTGACCGAAGATTACAATACCTTCAGCAGGGAACTTAGCGATTGGGTTAATGTTGTTTTCGTAGAGTCTGTCACGATCATCTGATGTGAGTCTTCTAGAAACATCCAATACTGGTAGACCAGCAGCACCTTCACTCAAGCCACCTCTGGTGAAGCCAGCAGGAGCGAACCAAGGAGCGTTCAATCTATCTGTTGAAGAGAGAACACCCAAAGCTGGTACTGTTGGTGGTACCCAAAGGTTCTGGTTTGAGTTTGTGTCTAGGATGCGTACCCAAGGATAGTATGTAGCACCGTAACTGTTGTTGATGCTACGATCAGCCAAGGTGTTAGCTGCTTGAGTAGGTGTGTTTCCTTCGTTTCTTGTTTGAGCACTACCTGTGTCTTCAGTGTCTGGGGTGTAGCCGTACTCAATGTCAACTAGTGCCAAGGCGTCGCCACGCTCTTCAGCAATGTCAAGTAGAGAATCAGTTACTTCAGCCTTCCAGACGCCTGGGATTGTAACAGCATTCATTTCCACAAAGTCTTGATCGGAAGCAATGTTGATTGCCTTTCTCAAGCTGAAGAGTTCGTATGAAGCTTCTTCTGTTGAACCGATCTTTCTGTTTGCAAATGGTTCACGCTCAGAGATGTCGTAGCCGTCGAAACCACCTTGAAGAGTGGTTGTGAAACGGTCGATTGATCCGCTGAGAACGTCCTTGTAGGAGTTACCAGCCTGAGCACTGATAGCTGTACCAGCGTTACGTGAGCCGCTAGCGTATGTGAAAACGCCGCTTGATGGTTGTTGAACATCGTCTAGGGAGAATACCCAGGAGATAGACAAAGCTGATGTTGTTGCTCTTGTTGGTGTGTCGCCTTCAACATCGTGATCTGTAGATGCTGGGTTAGCGTCTTCGCCTAGAGAAGCTACATCAGCAGAACGAACTCTCAAACAATCGTGGATCTGCTGGGAGAAAAAGGTGTCATCACCTGCTCTACCTGTCCAAGCACCCCAGTAGGTGTTGTTGAGAGATCTTGGCTTGCCCCAACTGCTTTGACCACGTAGTGGTACAGATGGGAACACAATGGAGCCACTGAATTCTGCTGTAGAATAGCCGCCGATAGTTGGTACATCCAAAATGTCGATTGTGTTAGTGGCGTGACCAATGTTGCCGTAGTTGGTATCAGAGCCACCGAGAAGCATTGTAAGCATATCACCACGAGAAGATGATAGTGGGGTTGCAAGATCTTCAGAGAAGCCACTTGAACCGCTAACAATGCCGACGCTGCGGTACTGGAGAGGACCGAAGACGCCGAATGGTAACCAGCGACGCTCACCGCCACCAGCAGCAACTGTGTCGTTCATTACTACACGAACGAAGTTTGACTTGTTTTCGAACTCGCCATACTCTACAAGGCGTTGTTCGTTTTGGTCGTAGACCATGTACTTGTCACCGATGCGCTTAGCAATGTAGCTATCAGCAGCAGGGTTCAAAGTTAGACCATCATAGCGCTCGATGACTACTGGACGGTTGTCTGTGTCCTGTAGGTCACGGATGAGTACAGAGAATGAACCGTAGTCTTGGTAATCACCTTCTGGTGCTTTGATGTTAGCAATAGATATTTTTACTTCCCTTTGAGTTGACTCACCAGCACTTAGAGCTTCGAGGCGGAAAAGCTTCTGCATAGCTCTTGCTTGATAAGCAGCGTTGTTGGAACTAAGGTCCTGGGAAATGAACCAACCTGTGGAAGCTCTTGAAGCAGCACCACGGAAGTTGTTTTGTTGATTGGAAGCATCAAGACCAGCAGCTTCCTGAACAGCCATTGGGACCATAGCAGCGTAGTACTTGGTGGTTGAGCCGCCATCTAGAACACCAATAGAGCTAGCACCCTTAGTTACCAAAGAGTTTTCGAATGTTTCACCAAGCCAGTAAATACCTTTTTGGTAGAAGTCTTGAGTCTCTTGCTCTGTGATAGCATCATTTGTGATTGTTGGGTTAGTATTGAGAGCCTTGCGAATGAAGTTCTCTTGGTCTCTGTTAAGACTGACTGTTACCTCTTCAGAGAACTGACCGCCTGTACTACCTGTGAAAACAAGAGTAATGCTGTTTAGATCATCAATCTCGTAGATTGTGCTACCAGCTTGGGCTGTGCCGGAACCACCGTCAACACGATCACCCTTTAGAAGGACACGACCACTGTTCATATAAATCTGAGCAGCTACTGAACCTGTAAGGACATCGGTTCCAGCGTTTGAGCCAGAAGGCCAAACGCAGAGTGCATAAACACCACCAGCATTGTTTTTAGCTGCCTCGGTGCCTGTGGTAGCAAACTCGCTCACTTCCCAACCAGCCTTACCGCCAGCAGAAGCATTGGTAGACTCATCACCCAATACACGGATGAATGTCAATGGAGATCCGTTCTGAAGCCAAGCTTGTGCAGCATATGCAGCGTAGGTTGGAGCAGTCAAGTTGCCCTCACGCCATACATCGTTGCCTTGGGCACCAGGAACTGGATTGCCGAAAGTCTGAACAAAGTCAGAAAATGAATCTACAGTAACAGGCTTATCGGCAGGACCTTTTCTGGCTCTACCGATAACTAGTGGACCAACTGCACCTGGTGTGTCAGGTAGCTGGGATTGGTCGATCTCGCTAATGAATACCCCTGGGGATATGAATTTGAACTTTCTTGAAGAGTTGTCAGCCATTGATAATCCTTCTCCTCGGTTTTAATCGCTATAAGGTAGTATAAACATACTAAACGCTAATAATAAATAGTAACCTATAAATCCAAACACCCACCAATCTATTATTATGGTCAGCGTCTATATTTATCTTTTCTTTGTGCCTGAAATTCTGGCTTGTCTCCTGTGACTGTTCGCTCTCTGCCTATTGTTACTTCAGCAGCAGATTCTACTACAGCGACATTAGGTGTTTCCTGGTTCTTGTCGGCACCAATAATGTGTCCGAGAACCTTGATAGTCACAGTTGACTTAAATGTTCTTTCGTCTGTTCCAAGTGCGCCATTGTTGCTTTCGTTAGCAAAGTCTGGTTCTACAAAAGCTTCGTATGTGTTTCCTTCATAAGTGATGTTGAAAACAGCAGGAGTTGAGAACTCAGACAAAAAGGGAGCCAACATTTGGTTCATCTGTTGTTGGTAGTTAGAAATCATCTTGACCTGATAGACAAGCTCGACAAAAGTTGGGTTTGGTACGAAGAGTGTCTCGTAAACAACTTTCTCGTTCTCGAAAGGAAAGGTGTTCTGTCCATATTTTCTGACAGCAGTAGCATTAGCACGCTCTCTAGTCTTTCCTTGCTGAACCTGTCTTGCGATTGGTATGGAGCCGCCCTTCTTGTAGAAATCAAAGTAAGGGGGAATGTACACACCGTATCTTCCCTTGTTCTGTGGATTTTTGGTCAACGAAGAGCGAATGATTGAGATGATTGGATACTCTAGTGATCTTCCATTCTTTCGTAGCTCTTGTTGATTCTTTATTTGAAATGCCCTTTCTGCTCCAGCAAAAATCACAGGCACCTTGGTGAAGCCTTCATTTGTGTCGCAGAAGACATTTAGAGAATCATTTATGAACTCAAATACAGCAGCGTCGATGTCCTCTAGGGTAGAGGGCTTCAAACTGTAATCTGCTTTCAAGTCTTGATCTAACTTTGTCTTCTTTGGCATTTACAAATTCCTACATTCTTTTGTTCTGTCCGCCGAGACTGCCGGCAGGGTTGAATATACCACTTCGAGTTTGGCGACACACAGCAGTCACTTCCATTGAAGTCCCATCTGCAAAGTCACTGTCTTGTCCAAAAAGGTATCTGGGCTCGAAGGTATCAACAACCTCAAAGAACATCTGATCATACTGAACAAAGTCTCCAAGTCTGACAAACAAGTCCTGATCTTCTGTTAGTCTTCTCTTGTGGAAGTGGACGTTGATACTGTACAGGTTATCAAAACCATATTCTTCTTGCACTCTAGTTGGTCCTGCATACTCTACTAGGGAGTATACTCTTACTGGTGGTAAGAATGTTTTATTTATTGCTTCCCCATAAACTGGGTGATAATCTGTTCTTTTGTTATCCATTGGAAAGTATAATACCTGTTGTCCAACAATTCGTTCAATGACTTCATCATTGATTTGCTTAACAAAGTTTCTTTCTGCTTTCCCTACAAATAGCGGTGGTGGTGGCTGAGTAGGCTGGGTCCATTTATTTTGAGCCATCTATCTTAACCCACGTAAATGCCAGTTGGAATCTTCTGGACAACATCGGCGACACTGTTCTGTAGCCTCTGGTCTTGTTCAGCAAGAGCAGCATAGACCATTTGATCAAGAGCTTCTTTGAGTTCTGTTCTTAGGTTTGTTTGCTCTTCCTTAGCCTCAGATACCAAAGCTGGACCATTCAAAGTGATGTCGTTGTTTGGAATAGGTATTGAAGCGAGCTTCGATCTTACCTGACCAAGGGTCTCCTTTGCCAAAGACAGAGCAAAGCGGCGGATCCATTGCTTACCAATGCTGTTAATATTCTCGTAAGGAATATTGGGGAACGGCAAGGTATTCATATTATTGACGCCGTCAGCACCATACTTGCGATCAGAATCTTCGGTGAATGCATCCTCGGCAACTCGGAAATCTACCCAATATGTATGAACAACTCCTTTTGGTGCAGGAAATATTCTTAGCTTATTGTTGTTGATCTTAAAAGACTGGTGGGAAGCCCTTACGTGTAAATCTTCTTCAAAGGCATATGCCTGAAGGACGTTTTGCCAAGCTGGCACCAACTGGAATGCGCTATCGTCAGCATACATTCCGTAGGTTGATAGGTTACCAACTGCGCCGATAGCGTAGCCACCATAAAAGTTCCACATTGCAGCAGGAGTTTTATAATAAACTTTTTGAATTGTTATTGCCTTCTTCCCGACTTTGTCATGGAATGGAGATGAAGCATCCAAAGAGGCAGTATAAATAATCTTCTGTAGATCATAATCCTGAACATCTTCTGTTGTCTCAAAGGAGGCTGAATATACTGTCTGGTTCCCGCCAATACCTGCAAGAGTTCCTATACTGTCACCAACATTTCTAATATACCCAAGTTGAAATCTTGGGTATTTCAAGTTTGGCTTCTCATCTGTTCCTGGTTCGTAATCAGAAAACTCACCGTCTTGATCAAATGAGCCAGTAGTGTTGCCCAAAAGGGAAGAAAGAACATTCTTTGACTGATGGGTGTTTACGAGATATGAATATTCTAAACAAGCCTCTTCGTAAGCATTGTATACATTTGATGGGGTTATTTCTAGATCTAAAACTTGACCACCTAGCTTTTGATAGGTATATGCAACCTGATCTGCCGCACCACTATAGAACGCATCTGTTGTGTAAATATTATAAGCTAAAGCTGCCTGAACATCTCCAGGTGCCCCAGTTGAAGGTAGTACTACTGCGCTCGTGGTGCTTGATGGTTGTAAATTAGTTGGCATATTTGACCCTCATTTATTGTATAAATAGTTTTTGAGATCTATAAAGGTTTATCTTAAAAAGAAAACCCCGTCACAAGGACGAGGTTCTCTCAATAATATTCAAGATATTATTTTACCGATTAGGAATCAGCAACGTCTCTTACTAGATCCTTGCAGATGACCAAACCGTACATGTCAGGACGTACCATCTTCTTGGCATAGCGTGTCATGACGCCCTTGCGAGGTACGAAGTCCTCGATACCAAAGATGGTGGGTGTGACTTGTAGTGGTACGTATGGAGCGTACACATAGCCGCTTTCTAGGAAGCTGCTACCACGGCGACCGACGAGAACGACGGAGCGTGGGAAGTAAGGATCGACGTGAATGTCCATCTTACGGCTGATAGAACCAACGTTTTGAGCGCCCCAGGAGCCGGCTGTGTCGCTGTCTACTGCTGTAGAAGCACGGAAGCCGCTGGTGAACTCAAGGATGGAAGCTACTTCTGGACCACAGACCAAGAAGTTAGCACCACCACGTAGTGTCTTACGGTGAATACGAGCACTTACGTCGTTGACTGTCTCAAGTAGAGTTTCGTACCATTCGGAAACTGTACCTGTGAAGTCTGGGTAGTTTGTGCCGTTAGCAAGAACGCCGCTTTCACGATCTACGAACTTGCCTGGGCTGCGTGACCAGTACAATGTACCAGCAGTAGCGCCTTGGACGAGATCGTTGAGGATTTCACGGTCGATTTCAAGAGCGATCTGCTCAGAAAGAATGCTTGTCAACTCAACTTCAGCGTCGAGGTTGTGATAAGCGTTCAAGTCTTGAGCTAGTTCTGGGGACCACTTAGCCTTGAGCTTCTTGGTGATAGCTGTGACAGCAACGGAGTCAACCTTGATGTCGATCTCGTTGAGTTCGTCTTGAGCTTCTAGAGGCCAGCCCTGTGAGCCATTGCCACCAACTACGCCACCGAGAGCGGAAGCTGGGTCGAATTCGTCTCTCACTGGGTAAACAGCGTCAGCGTTACCAGCTAGAACAGCGTTACCGCCGGCTAAGAAGATTACTAGTTGCATATCACCATCAGCGTTGAGGTGAGTCAAACGACGGACGCCACGACCACTAGTAGAGGTGTTATCGATATCAAAAGCGATCATGTTATCGAAATCAAAACCTGGCAATGATGTACCAACGTTTGTTGCTGAGATCTCGTAAAAACGAACAGTTGCTGTAGCGTCGTCTTGAAGAGCAGCAATGATGTCTGGATCGTTCTTGAGGCGAACGTTCAAAACGTCAGCGGTTTGTGCGTCTGTCAAAGCCAAGATGTTAGCCAATGTCAAGTGAGTGTTCAAAGGTGCTGGAAGAGCATCAACGATAGCATTGATGTCAAGAGAACGTGATGCCTGAGCAAAACCTTGATTTAGAGCATAGAAGCTTTTTTCTGGGGCATTAGCAGCAGTAGCTGTGCTACCCAAGTCAACACCACCAGTCAACTGGCTACCGACAACGCCACCACCGTATAGTGATTCACCGTCTACAGCGCCACCTAGAGCAGGCTGGTTGATTGCTTCGTATGTGAAGTCAAGGAAGAAAATGAGACCTGATGGAAGGCTCATTGGTTGGACGGATACAAGATCCTGTGCCAATAGGTTGCCGAATACACGACGAACGATTGGGAATGCAACTGCGGAGAAGCCTTCGACGTCACCAGCAGCCATTGTGCTGGATTCTTTTAGAAGCTGGGCAGCTTGGTTTTCTAGAAGACGAGCCATGTTACTACGTGTAACATCGCCAAGACCTTCAAGAAGACCAGTCTTTTCCCACTTCCCGAGAAGTGCTTCACCCTCATTGGCTAAGGAACGAGCCTTAATGCCTTCTGTGAGTGTTTCTAGTACTGACATTTTTTTATCTCCTTAAATGATTTATCAGTTTACTTGTTAAGACCTGCGAGAGTCGCCCAACGTACTTTTGTTGGGTTGTCTTCAGCAGTGCGTTCATCTCTACGATTTCCGCCAAGAATAACAGAGGAAGACTTTGTTACGGCTTCAGACAACGATTGTGGAGCAGCCTTCTGGGTGCTCGCCATTGTCTTTTGAAGTGTCTCATAGACTAGCTTTGCTTCTTCTACTGATCGTGCCTTATCAACCATCTCAGCAATTTTGGATTTTTGCTGCTCATTCAGGGAGGAGTCAGATAGTACACGGTTCGCATACAATAATCTTGCGTTATGCAAGTTTATTTTTTCAAATGTTTCTTTAGCTACGTTTAGTGTTTCTGTTAACCTAGCTACTTGTTCTTTTAGTTCTTCGTTTTCTTTTTCCAATTCTAGCTTGGCGTGAAGATCTTTAACGTCTTCTTTATCCATGCCGTCAGTTGGAGGGGTTTCCTGAAGCTCATCCTGTTGTAGGTCAGCTTCTGGTTCGTCTTCGAGAGCCATATCGATGTCGCCTTGTGGTACGTCAACAGCAAGGATCTCTTTGAAAAGATCAACAAGCTCGTCTTCGTCAAGGTCAAGTTCTTCTTCGATCTGCTCGTCAGGGCGGTTGGCTGGCTCTTCGTCTGCTTCTAGTTCTAGGTTGCTGATCATTTCATCACGATCAACACCGTCGTCTTCACTAGCTTCGCCAGACTCTAGTTCTTTTTCTAGAGTAGCGCCAATATCGTCTAGGTCGATGACTACTGTCTCATCTTCTGAGAGATGGGCAGCAGGAGCTTGATCAACAATCTCTTCTGTTTCTGGGGTTGGCTCAGTGGAAGCTTCTGTTTCTTCTTCTGTGTCCAAGCCCAAGCCAAGATCAAGATCGTCTTGCTCTAGGAGGCTGCTAACTGCCTCTCTGACTTCGTCGGAGTATTTCTCCACAACTGCTGTTTCAGCGTTCTTAATCGCAGCCTCACGCAATGTTTGGGCATCGATGATTGCTTGCTCTAGCATACTAGACATATAATAATCCCCTTGTCTGATGAAAATACATCAAAAATAAATAGTTGATTATTATGCTAAAAGACTAATTTTCTATACCCAAGTGCTAATAGCCACACGCTTCCAGGTATTTGTAGCAACACAGATATAGATGTAGTCTGCGTCCCAAGCTATTTGACCCTGCTCGCCGTCAGCACCAGCAGATGCTGGGGTTTTAGCAGTTCTTACTCTTATACTGTCGTCGTTGACGTCGAATATTTGAGTTGGAGAAGTGGTATTGATCCCCATGTAGCCATAGTTACCGTCAATGGTAAGTCTAGCTTTTCGACGCTCGTTAGTAGGGGTTGAAGAAAATGCATTTGTTGCTATCTGAAAAGGGACAGGTCCACTATAGCCGGCTTGCAGGAACAAAGCGTTTGCCAAAGCGTCATTATAAGGCGAACCGTCAGAGGGACCAGTAGCCTCGCCGATCAAGCCTATTGCTGCCTGCCTTTGAGTTCTGATATTTCCAGGCCCATCCTGATAAAAATCTATGTATGGGTTATCGTTTTCAACATTATTGTTACGATCCGCAGACAGGCGAATACCTACGTCGCCATCGCTGTGAATAGCAAGATATGTATCTGTGTTATCGCCACCAGATCCAGTAATGGTGAGCAACGCACCTGAGGACCCTGATATTACCAAACTACCGCCAGTGATAGTAGCATCACCTGAAATATGATTTGGTGATGGTCTGTATCCTCCGCCGCTTCCGAATCCCATTTTTATACCCTCCGATTATTCGTCAATGCCTGAGCCGGTCAATGGGAACATTACGCCCTCACCAATACCAGTCAACTCAGCATACATCTCAAAAGTTGCATCAGAACCAGGGGCTGACAGGTAAACACTATTGCACTTGATGTTCATTGTTAGCGAAGAGTTCAAACTATCGAGAGTGATATAGTGAATACCAGCAATAGTTCTGGCAGTATCTTTGGACTGAAAGTGTACTCGAATATCGTCACTGGCTGCATCTTTGTTTATCACGGTGATAGAGCGGGTGACATTTGGAAACTCGATCTCTACTTCAGTACCAGAAGCGATTGTGCTCCCTGTAATATAAGGAGTACCAGCGATTTGGTATGACCCAACACTTGAAAGCCCTGGGCTCCTATTCACATAACCTTGGAAGTGGGCGCTTTGATCTGGTGAGTATCCCATTATCGTTTCCTCCTCTTATACCTGTCCCTAGGTGTAAGTAGTTCATCTCTGCGTCTATTCACCTGAGCTACGATTCTTTTCTTTTCTTGCTTCCTTTGTCTGTTTATCTCACTTGGAGCAACAAAGTGCGTTCTGCTACGGAACTCATCAATGATGCCATCACGCTTTACTTTCTTTGTAAAACGACGAACCATCTTTTCTGGATCTCCGTTGCACTCCTCTGCATGAACCGTAATACAAGTTTCTATGACTGATGATTTTCTTGTGTTGAACTTTTTATTTCTTCTCATTATTTTTTACTTTCTATTCTATTTGAAACTTTTCCCCAGTTTTGAAATCCTGGGATACTTGAAATGTCTAATCCAGGGTCGCCTTGCGGTACGCCAGATAGCGGGCTACCCTTTCTTCCTGATTCTTGCAAAGGTTGAGTTCCCTCAAAGAATCCTTGGTCAGCGAACTTGCTAGCTAAACCACTGTAAGCATTTTTCCCAATAGCATCCATCACTTCTTTTCTGTTGCTATCAAGAAGCTTGGCAGCCTCGTTGCTTATTCTAGCAAGGTCTTTCATCTGGGAGTCCATCTGTGGTGTGGCAGCTTCTCTGACAACACTAGTGTTTGATGCTCTCATTCCTGTTGCAACTTCTGTCACAATATTGGAGAGTACTCCCTCTTCAAAGATTACTTCTCTTATGCATTCTTTGATAATGTTTTTTAGTTCCGACTTTTTCATTATAACCTCTTTTTTATGTGCCCAAGATGTCGTTCAGGGCACGATTGATTCGATCTGCTTTTGTTAGGTACTTCTTCAACTCTTTGTTCTCAGCTACCAAGAAAGCTCCTGTTGTGCTTGGCTCTGAAACTAGGTCGAAGCACAGTAGTTGGAAGTCGTCCTCTACCATTGTGACTCCGTTCTCTTGACGAGTTGATCCTAGACCACGGCTAGAAATGCCAAGCTGGACTCCGCCTGAAACAAGCTGCTTAGCAATTTGACCTGCTGGGGTGTCTAGAATTTTGATCTTACCCATCACATCATTGCCCTTCCACCAAACCTGTGTGACAAGGTGGCTTACATTTGCTAGAGTAACGACTGAGTTATCTGGGTGGTCTAGCTCTCCTGTTGCTCGGCGTTCTTTGACCAACTTCTCATAGTTTTTCATCTCTCGCTTTAGTAGGCCTTCTGGGTAAACTCTACCGTTTCCATTTGGAGTGTTTGCACACTGGATTTTACCTGCCACAATAAGATGGGTACCATTGCGATTACCTTCTCTTTCTTCTTCTGTGAGAAGATTACCACTGTAATCTAGATCCATAAACTCTTGTAAGACATATTTGTTATTCATTTTTATCTCCTTAGAGTGCGGGCGCTACCCGCACGATACTGCTACCCCTGCAACAATTGGTTACGGGTCTGAGCATCCACTTCTGTGTCCACACTCCTAATATTTCGGTTCTCATATTGAAAGCCTCCATCTGAGATGAGCGAACATAATGCATATGATGTCCCAGATGATAGGCAACCTAGGAGCAACGCATTAGTTACGCTTACACCATAGGTAAATAGTTCTGTAAATGGGTTTAGGAGCACTAGAATGACTCCGACCCAAAAGCCCATACACATAGGGCAGCTAAAAAAGTACGACTTTGGACGAATGGGAGAAAGGATTTTTGAGTAAACTAAAATCTGTGTTAGCCCATAAGAGCACAGTATAAAGTATAAAAGCTGCACTTTGCCTCTTTCTAGTAAAGGTATCCGTAACCAGCGAAACTATATGTTGGGTCGCCGATCTGGTATGCTTCTGGATTGTCTTCGTATGGTGGGATCTCGCCAGCCTCTGTTGTCTCTGCCTCAGAAGGATCAACAAATCTGTCTTCGACGTGCTTATCATACTCTTTAGCGAACTCATCATCGCCAGCACTCTTCTTGACATACTCGCTGATCAAAAGCAATACAGCCTGCAAAGAGTTGACACCGATGGTGCTTTCTTTAATGTAAGGAGTCTCCATCATACCGAAAGCAACGCCACCCTTAGGATTAGCTGCTTCAGTTACACCACCTTTGAACAAGTGGTACATAAGCTCTCTTTGATATTCGTAAACATCCTTTTCAGCATATGGCTTAGGCAAAGAAACTACCTTGCCCTCAGTTGGGTTCACAACGATGTCCATATACTCGTGATCATCAATGATGAGGTTGCCATCAAGAGTCTTGGTTATCTTGAGTGGAATCTGAGCCTGTGGTGGCTGCTTTTGTGGGATGTTTAGTTTTATCTTAATTGTCATCAGATTGGTACTCGTCTACTAGCTTCTGTAACTTTAAGATCTTGAGGATGTCTTCCTGTTGTAGGTTAGAGACATTTATATTTTCTATTTCTTCCAAAACTTTCTGAGTAGCTTTGACCATTTCCTTGTCTTGCTTTACCTCTTCTAGTTCAACGGACTTTTCGATCTCTTCTTTGATGCGTCGTAGTTCTGTGCCGACGTGAATGCGGAAGTCTACTTCGTTTGATCCGAAAGAGACAACATACTTTCCTAGAAGTTCTTTCTGCTCCTTGAGCAATCCAGTATACTGGCTGTTAAAGCGCTCAGCAAACTTCTTGACCACCAAGGAGTCCACTGGCTGCATCTCTTCTTTCTCTTCTTTGATTGTTGTCATCTCTTCGACAACTGTCTGCTCCATCAACACACGGCTCTTGATTGTGCCTTTTGTTCCGAAGACCTGGGCGATGGTTGCGAAGGATCTATAGTTTGGAACAAAGTTGTTATATACAGAGCGACCAAGATGAGTGTTGATCTTCTTGATGACTTTAGATTGTTCGGAGAAGATTTCCTGGGAGTCTAGCTCGTTGTATGACTCTTTAGCTACGGACAAAATCTTTTCGGCAGTCTCTTTGTCAAGTCCCTGCTCAGCAACGATAGAGTTGTAACACTCTACTTCTTTGTTGAGGGTCTTCCCTTTGGAGAAGTGTTCTGCTAGGATGCCTTTGGCAATCTTAGTTCTTTCGTTATCTCTTTTGACAACTGACTTTGTTACTTCTCTTACAAGAGCTTCAAACAAAAATGCTGTGTTTCTTTTCTTGTTATGCTTGACCTTCATCTTTTGTCCCTAATTGTTCTATCAGTCTGTCGATCTCATATTGGTTACTAAACAATATTTGTTCTTCTCTATCAACAGATTCTCTAGTTCTTATAACACCATTCCCTAAAGAGCTAATTGGTCTAGCAAGATTATTCATCTCACTTTGCGCAATAGTAAATAGTCTTCTTTTGTTCTTAGTTCCTGGCTTAGCTGATTCGCCACCAGCAGCAGCAAGGTCTGCTCTTTTTCTAGCTCCACGTTTTTGGCGTCCACGAGGCTTGCCATCATCACGTTGCCCTGGTTCTGGCTCTGCCAAAAGTGGTCCTTCTTCTGCTGGTTCTTCTGGCGTTTCTTCTGCTGGTGTTTCGCCACCAAGACCTAAGTCAAGGTCGTCACCACCTGCACCGCCTTCTGTTTCTGGGATTGTACCAGCCTCTTCAATAGCAGCGCCGAACTGAGCGTCACCATACATTTCGATCTGGATTCTGTCGATCTCTTCGTTGTCAAGCTTGAAGATGTTTTTGTATACCCAGTGCTTGGAGAAGTAGCCATCTGTTGCTGCGCCTGCAATGTCGAACTTAGTGCGGAGGTGCTCAAGCTCTTGAAGCTCAGCAATCTTGGATGGGTTGTTAAGAGTAATGCTGAAAGATGTCAAGTCGGAGTCTCTGTACCCAAGGGTGTAGAGGTGAATGATAGCCATCTTTTCTAGCTCAGCAATAACAGTTCTCTGAAGTCTTTGAATAGTTCTTGCAAAGCGAATGTCTTTTTGTGATAGAGTTGTCTTGTCTTCGATAGCGTCAGATTGTGCCAAGTAAGCCTTTGGAATCTTAAGCGCTGAGAAGAGTTTGTCTCTCAAGTAGTTAACGTCGTCAATGTCGCCTGTAAACTGTCCACCAGCCAAGGTTTCGATTCTTGTGTTACTGGCAGCACCACGAATAGGAATGTAGTAGTCCTCATCGACGCTCATTGCATTGTAGCGCAAGTCAACACGACCGCTGTCTTCGTCAACAATCTGGTTGCGCTTCATTTGTGTCTTGACTTGCTCGATGTAACCTTCAACATCTTCTGGAGAAATGTTACCAACGTCAATGTAGAATACTCGTCGCTCAGGAGAGCGGACAATACGATAAGCCATCATAGCATCTTCGAGCAGAGTTAGCTGACGCCAGATACGGCGTGATGGCTCAAGCACTGAGGTTCCGTTTGGAACGTACTTGTCATTACCAATAACTCTGAAGTGGCATACCTGCCAGTTCTCAAAGGTTACACCCTTATTGCCTTCAGCACCTGTCCAGAAGTATTGGATGTAATTTGGATTTGTTTTATCTGTTCCCTCGATTCGCTCGATCTCACGAACTGGGAGCGGGATCACGTTTGTGATGCCCAAGCTATCGTCGATGTCCAAATAGAGATAATAGTCACCGTACTTGCACATACCTCGTGACCAGCCGAAAAGGTTTGCCTCGATATTCAAAACGGTGAACATCAAGGTGTTGATGATCTCTTTGATCTCACGGTTAGCACAATCAATCGAAATGATTGGATTAAGAGCAGTTGATGTTGTTATCTCATCAGCGTAAATGTCGAGAGTAGAAGCAATCTCTGGCATATACTCCATCTGGTCGAAGTCAGTATACCTGATCTGCTTATTTCTTGCATTGAGAACTTGGTTGCTAAGGTTCCCAAAAGGATTGTGATATTCTTTCTTCTTAAACTCACGACCAGTGCCAGTAGTAAAAGTGTACTTTGTGACATCTCTTCTACTAGAACGACTGAATGATGGTCGATCGTAGTTTACGATTGGACCACTGAAAAGTCGAGTGAGTCTCTTGAAAAGAGGTGACTGCCTGTTGCGTGGGTTGTTTCCGTCATTATTTGAGTTATAATCGTCTGCCATTTTTTATCCCTTTATAATCCATCCTAAGTCGTGCATTCTTCCGTCTGTTCCTCTAAACTTTGAAGGCTGTGATTGATATCCGTGTTGCCCTTGTATCTTTGTGTTTAGAACTTTGTTACTTTTTGATATGCTGCTTAGTAAGGCTTTTTTGTAGGTCTCCTCCCGCTTATTTGCAGTCAGTGCTGTTCCTCTAACCCAGCAACCAATAGAAGCAGCTATAACAAGATCATCATTATAACTTCTCATTGCTTGTGGTCTTCCATTGTGCCACACAAATGTTTTGATTTCATTTGCAAGGCGCATGGAATTAATGGTAATTAGTTTATTTCTAACGAATTCCTCAAACTTCGCAATAACAAGTGGTCGAGTTTTCATAGACATAGTGAACCCAGGTACGCCACCAACTGCCTCTGCGGTAACTTCATCAACATATTCATGAGTAGATTTTATACTATAATACAGATTTTTATAGTCTAAGTCCTGAAGTCTATTCAAAACTCCAATACCCAATGAGTTGTTCTCGATCACAAGCAGCGCATTGTTGTACTCTCCAGCTATTGAATACAATAAAGGAGCAAACATATCTGGAGTTACTTTACCTTGGTATTCAGCAACCTGTTCCATACTGTGAGTATCAAAAACGTGCGCTACACTAAAGTCTGATCCGTCTCCTCTAGCAACGTCAGCTACTAGAACATATTCGTGCCCTTCTCTTGGCTCTTTCCAGATCCAGTAGTTTCTATCAAAGCCAGTTCTTCTTTCTGGTTCTCTTACATTTTCTAAGATTACTTTTAAGTCGTCCCCGTGAACTACGGTTTCACCTGAAGCATTGAAGTTGCACTCAAGCTCCTGTGCGATTTCACGCCGTGACATATTCCTGGTCTCTTTGTCAAACCATTCTTGATCACGCTCTGGGTGTACATCCCAAGGAAGACAGATAGTATGGAAGTCGTTCTTACCTTCTTCTGCCTCTGTATATGTTTTGTGGAACCAGTTACCAACACCGTTGGGTGTTGACAGGGCAATGCAGCGACCACCAGTTGATAGGGTAGGGTAAAGACCAGCCCACAACTCTTCCATACCATCGACGAAAGCAGCTTCGTCAACAACGAGCAGTGACAAGGCTTCCGAACGACCAGCGTCGCCAGAAGTAGATGAAGCTTTTACTTGTGAGCCATTAGATAACTCAAAAGAGGTTCGGTTGTCAATAGAAATGTTTGCAATCTTCAACCAGCTTGGTAAATTTTTGTGGATTGCTTTTATCTTCTTGACTAAGTTAGTTGCAGTCTGTAGCTTTGTGGCGACGATAAGAACATTCTTATCTCGATGAAAAAGCATCATCCAGCAAACATATGCGGCGACACTAGTAGAGATACCTAGCTGTCGAGCCTTTAAGATAACACTGAATCGGTTATCTTTGAAATCCCTTAGAGCGTCTTCCTGAAACTCGTACATATCAAAAGGGATGAGCCCTTTGAGTGGGTGCGAGATCTTTGCGTGCTGATTACAAAAGTAGACTGGGTCTTTCCCACAGCGGACAATCTCCGCCATTATCTCCTTTTTGTTGGATGGCATTATGCCTCCGGCGTTTCAGGATTCTTGGGCGCTGTGTCGTTTGATGGACGCTTCTCGGAAGCTAGTTCAAGAAAATCACGAAACTTTTGCTCGTGTGGGCGATCATCTGGCTGACCAGATGGGCGACGAACAGCCACTACACCGTCAAGCTGACCGATGCTGTATTGCTTAGAAGCCTGAACCCAAGAGCGAACTCTAGAAGTGCTTTGGACCATCATATCAGCAGGAGCTACTTCTGTAAGGGTTACGCTTTCATTTGTAATGTTTTTATATTCTTTCTTGAGAAACTTTACAATGTCAACAAACTTTCTTTCTATTTCGTTTTCAAACTGATTTCTGGGGTGAAGTTCCTGAAGAGCTACTTCGCCCTGATATGATACGATCATCTTGTCAGCAGAAAAACGAACACGAAAGCCGTCCATTACACGACTGTCAAGGATTGGATCACCTTCTTCTCTGTTCAAACCAATATCTTCAGATAGTTCTGCACCATCATAAGCATTAGAGGCTGCCTGGTTCAAACCTTTGATTACATCTAAGACTGTTGCCATTTCTTTCTTCTCCTTAAGCAAGTTTGCAAATGCTCGTCATCGGGTCTCCACCCCTCGTTCCATCGCCCTGTTCTATCTTCAACAAAGTCAATGTAACATTTATAACAGCATTCAAACCTATTCATATATAGGTCGTCCTTCTGTGAAAATGAATATGTTTTACAGACTGGGCAAGTTCTGTCTGCCGCTTTGTCTTTGACTGGCTTTCTTATCTGTACAGATCCATCTTCTATAGTAGTATATTTTTTATTTCTTGTTCCCTTGAGAGCAGAGCGTTCTTTTAGCTGCTTGAGGTAATCTTTCTCTTTGTCTTCTTCCCATTCATTGCGGAAGTCCTGCACTGTATTCTTGCCGTACTTTTCGGCGATTGCACGCTCTACCGCAGCAAGGTAGTTTGGATCTTTCTTGCTTTTCATTGTGATGGTTGTACCGCCTTAACAATTGCTATAGAAGTCCCTACTCCAATAACAAGACCAGATAAAAGACCCAAAGCACCCTTGTTCCTTCTGAACCAAGTGTTGTCTTTATGGATTGTTTCCTGAAGACTTTTGATGGATAGTTTGTACTGCTCTTGGAGTTGAGTGCAAACCTTTTTATCCACATCGCACTCTGCAACTTTTGCATTGGTGTCGATCTTGTCTTGTAGGAGTTTGCGGAAGTCTTCTTCGCTTAATAGAATGCCGACATAGGTGTCGCTGCCTTCCTCAACTGCTGCTGGGCGAGGTTTGAACTCAGTGACCTCGCCAGCAGTAGCATTGAGGGAAAACAATAATAATGTTATAACCAGTAATCTCATTTTACTTCTTTAGGAATTTCTTTAGTCCTTCGATGCGCTTGGCAGGACGCTTAAGCCCACTGACCAAAGTGTAAGTTACGAGCTTATCTTTCTTGTCGTCCTCGTAGATACCACGGTGAACCATAGCACCACCAGTCAAGGCAGCCAAAGTATCAAAGCCAAACTCAATGTTGTCCATCAAGCCGACAGTCTCTTCAAAGATTTCTTCGCTACCAACAACAATACAAGCAGCACCTGTAGCAGTTGTTAGGTCGAAACCTTCAGCGAGAAGTGTCTTCTCTAGGTTCTTCTTAAGAGCACTTGAGACAGCAGTTTCATTCTCAAGGTTCTTGACGCTGGTTACACCCATAATCATACAGCCGGGCTGCTTCATAATACTGTCGTAGTCTGTAGCATCAAAGGTTGTGTATTCTGAGTCTTGGTTTGCTAGAACGTTAAAGACGTGGAACAAGCCAGCGACTGTGTTGTTGATTGTGGTCCAGAACTTCTTGACTGTAAGTTTTGGATATAGTTTTTTGATCTTCTCGTTGTCCACCATAATGAGTGGAGCGATCTTTCCTTTTTCTGCGAGCCCGCAAAGTTGGGTAATGCGAGTGTGAGCGTTCTTGGCTACGGTTGGGGAAGCAGACTCGCCAGCAGTTGGAAGGGAAGCAATAACACCAACACGCTCATCAACGTTCTCAACGCCGATGTAGGTGAAGTACTTCTTGGCTACCTTGATGAGGGTATTGACTGTGCCGCCACCTGAACCGCCAGATACACCGAGGCAGATCAAAATGCGATCAACGTTGCTGCCGAATACTTCACGGAACTTGTTGAACACTTCTTGCTCTTTGCGCTCGATGGCTGCTTCGGCTTTGGCTTGATCTTTACCAGCACCCTGCTCGCCGTGCTCGTCAACCAAGAACTTTTGGTTCTCTGGAATGTCTAGACCGTTAAGGTCAGAGCGGGCTGTATTCACAGCAACGGTTTTTGTGTAGCCCATATCGTAAAAGGCTTTAGCCATACGACCACCGCCTTGACCTGCGCCAACAATAGCATAAGTTAGGGCACCACCCGACTTATCTTCAACCGTTTCCTGTTCCTCGTTGAGGTCTGGATCGTAATCTTCAATGTCTAGTGTAGGGATATCTACCATTTTACTAGTCTCCTTATAAATCTAGTTCTTCGTGTAATCTTATTAGAGCTTTCAATCTTTCTTCACGGTCTTGTATTTCTTTTGTTTCCTCAAGTTTTTGATCGTAAATCTTTTTGATTGCTCCGATTTTGTCCTTTTCAAGTTTAGCACGGATTTGATTTTCTTTTATAGCAGTGTTGATTTTTGCTTGCACACCCTCAAGATACTGGGTCTTGTTCTTTGTTGGGCGAACAATGTTATAAACAAACCAGGCTAGTCCGAGAACCATAACAACCAAGAAAGCCAGTGACCAAGCACTGCTTTTTACTTTGTACCAAAGTGCTTTCACTTACCGTGTCTCCAAGTTGCAGCGATATCAGCAGCCCCTTGTAATCCGATATAAGCTAGTGATACAGCAACCCAGTCGCTACTAGTCAAAGAACCAGATGCTAAAAAACCTGTGGCTGTGCCCCAAACAATAAGTTTGCGAGATGCCCATTTACCTAATGCTTTGTCGATTCTTTCTTGCATTGTCATTGGACCTCCTAAGATGTTATAATTAGTTCTTCTGTTTCCTTTTAGCTCGTTTGTGCAACTGTATGTCTTCGCCACGGACTCTGTATGATTCTCCGCCAAACAATACCGTACCCATCTTAGTCCAAGTACTGTACTCAAGCAATAGACCAACTTGCCAGTCAGTGTAACGCTTTGGCTTGATATGCCAAGTGCACTGCCTAAACCTTACAAGATCCCCTGCTCTCACGCCCTAGAGACCACCACTAAATCTCTTTCGTGAACTTCATACATTGCAGCAAGGCCGTGAGTCAAGTCCCAATCTGTTGTAGTCCAACTAACATTCCAATAACCTGGAGTTGGATACTCCCCTATAACAAGCCCATATGGACCTGACCCTGATTTTAAGAAGATATTGCTTTGTACTAAATCGCCTACTTTCAT